CTTCGGCACCTATCTGCGCCTCGGCAATGCCGCGCCGGCGGACGAGCTGAAGACGCTGGTGGTCTCCTCCGATCCGCAGGGCGGCTATCTGGCGCCGGCCGAGATGAGCACCGAGTTCGTGCGCGACCTGGTGGAGTTCTCGCCGATCCGCGCCCTCGCCGGCACGCGGGCAACCGGTGCGCCCTCGGTGCAGTACCCCAAGCGCACCGGCATCACCAATGCCAAATGGAAGGGCGAGACGCAGACGAGCGAGGCCTCCGAGCCCGGCTTTGGCCAGCTGGAAATCGTCGTCAAGGAGATGAACACCTATGTGGACATCTCCAACCAGCTCCTGGCGGACAGCGCTGGTGTGGCGGAAGCCGAGGTGAGCCTCGCCCTCGCCGAGGACTTCGGCCAGAAGGAGGGCCTCGCGTTCGTCAAGGGCGACGGCGTGCTTCAGCCCATGGGCCTCCTGAGCGATCCCGGCATCGGCTTCACCGCCAACGGTCACGCGACGGCGCTGGCGGCCGACTCCCTGATCGGCCTGATGTACGCCCTGCCGGCGGCCTACCGCCAGCGCGGCACCTGGCTCATGAACGGCAGCACCCTCGCCACCATCCGCAAGCTGAAGGATGGGCAGGGCAACTACCTATGGCAGCCCTCCTACGCTGCGGACGTGCCCGAGACCATCCTCGGCCGTCCGGTGGTGGAGGCGGTAGACATGCCGGATGTGGCCAGCGGCGAGCACCCCATCGTGTTCGGCGACTTCGCCACCGGCTATCGCATCGTCGATCGCCTCGCGCTCTCCATCCTGGTCAATCCCTACATCCGGGCCACGGACGGCGTGACCCGCATCCATGCCACCCGCCGCGTCGGCGCGGGCGTGGTGCAGCCCCGCGCGCTTCGCAAGCTGAAGATGGCCACGAGCTGACGGCAACCCGCCGCGGCCCCGGTGGCTGCGGCGCCCTCTCCCTGCCCACCGAAGGAATCGGGCCATGCGTGATCTTGCATCGAACATCGCCATCCGCGCCGTCATCGCGCCCGCAGTGGTGGCTGACAACACCGCCGCCGTGGGAACCGTGATCGACCGGCGCGGCTTTGACAGCCTCGCCTACGTGATCGCCACCGGCACACTGGCGGATGCCGACGCCACCTTCGCGGTGCTGCTCGAGGAGAGCGACGCCTCCGGCTCCGGCTTCACCGCCGTGGCGGACGCGGACATGATTGGCACCGAGGCGCTGGCGAGCTTCACCTATGCCGATGACGGCGCGGTGCGGAAGCTCGGTTACATCGGCCACAAGCGCTACACGCGGCTCACCATCACGCCGACCGGCAACAGCGGCAGCGCGCCGCTCTCGGCCGTCGCGGTGCTCGGCCACGCCAGCGCGCGGCCGACCTCTTAGGGCACCCCTTTCTGAGGGCGCGTAGCGGCCCGTCCGACAGCGGAAAGCCCTCCTCCATGGTGCCCCGGAGCAATCCGAAACGAGTGGTCAAGGAGGGCGAGGTCGCGAGCACCGGTGGCCGACTCCTGGCTGCGAAGGGCTCACCGGGGAGGGGTGGACGGAACGCCACCCCTCCCCATCCAACAAGGATACAGAACATGCCCGTTCGTGCCCCGCGCATCTGCGGTTGCGGAAAGCGCATTGAGCAAGGCCTGCGATGCTCCTGCGAGCAGAAGCGGAAGGCCGAGGCCGACGCGCGGCGCCCTTCGGCGCGGGAACGCGGGTACGATTCGAAATGGGATGTGGAGCGCAAGGCGTTCCTGAAGGCGAACCCCAAATGCCGGAGGTGCCCGGCGCAGGCGACGGTGGTGGATCACATCGTCCCCCACCGTGGCGACAAGCGTCTTTTCTGGTCCCGCTCGAATTGGCAGCCGCTCTGCCAGTCCTGTCACAGCCGGTGGAAGCAAAGCATAGAGCGCGACAAGCCCAACCGGGCACAGCGGCAGCACTTTGGGGGTGAAGATGGCTGAAATCTCGGTCGAGGATTTCACGTGGGAAGTGATGAGGCATCTCAATCTTCCCGGCTCTCCCTTCACCGAGCAGTCCGACTATGCAGTCGTGCTGCCCATGGTCAGGACGGCCGTGGCGGTGATCGAAAGCTGGTGTGGCCCCATCGCCGAGATGAGCGAGCCGGTGCCCGAGCCTATCCTTCACGCGATCCGGATGTACGTCGGGCACCTCTACGAAAACAGGGAAGCCACCAGCCTCGGCTCGGTCAATGAAATGCCGCTCGGCTTTTTCGACCTGATCGGCCCCTATCGGAAGTGGGCTTTCGGATGAGGTCCGGCAACGGCCTCGCCAGCCTGAACCGGCGCCTGAAAGCCATCCCCAAGGCGGCCAAGGAGGCGGTGCTTCCGGCGTTGAAGAGGGCCGGCGAGGATCTGGCGAAGGACATGCGGCAGCTCGCCCAACGCTCGCGCGACACGGGGGCCCTGATCGAGAGCATCACGGTCACGCCGGCCGGACAGACAACGCCACCTTATTCCCAGCCCGGCGGCGAACAGATGGTCCCCGAGAATGCCGTGGTGGTGACGGCCGGAAACTCCGCCGTCCGCTATCCGCACCTGGTGGAGTACGGCACCGCGAAGGCGCCGGCGCAGCCCTTCTTCTGGCCTGCCGTGCGGCTGAACAGGAAGAAGCTCGCCAACCGCATCAAGCGGGCGGTGGGAAAGGCCGTGAGAAGCACGAGGACGCAAGCATGACGCCGATGATGGAAGGCCACGTCGATATCCCGCTGCGGGGCAGCACGTTCACGCTGGTGCCGTCCCTCGGCGCAGCCTGCGAGCTGAACCGCCGGCATCAGAGCTTTGGCGCGCTGCTCGCCAAGCTGGAAGCCTATGACCTCGCCGCGAGCGCGGACGTGGTTCATTGCGGCCTTGGCCGCACCGCCGAAGACCGGGAGATGAGCGAGGAGGAGGTTTACGACGCTGGTCTGCTCGACCTCGCCCCGCTCCTCATTCGCTACGTCATCCTGCTCGCCAATGGCGGCCGGCCGATCCGCCCCGATGGCGATGGGGAGGAGAAGTCCGGCGGCCCTTTCGCCGCGTGAGCCTGGCTGACTATCACGCCTGGCTCTTCAAGGCGGCCACGGGCTGGCTGGGATGGACGCCCGAGGCGGCGCTGGCTGCGCCCATCCCGCAAATCGAAGCGGCCTTCGAAGGCCGCATGGACATGCTTCAGGCCATCTTCGGGAAGTCGAAGAAGAAGCCTGTGGCGGACATCACCCCTGAAGCTTTCGACGCTGTGTTCGGCGTCGCAGCTCAGTCAAACCGGCAGTGAGGTAGAGCAATGAGCATCTTCGGTGTCAACGGTTCGAAGTTCTATATCGGGACGACCCTTGAGCCCTCCAACGGCGCGGACCTGGCCGCGTCCGATTTCACCTCCCAGACGTGGACCGAGATCACGCCTGTCGAAAGCCTCGGCGCCCTGGGCGACACCAATGAGGTCGCGTCCTTCAACGCCATCGGCCTCGGTCGCACGCTGAAGCGCAAGGGCGTCGCCAACGCCGGTTCGATGGAGGTCGTCATGGGCTCCGACTATGCCGATGCGGGCCAGCTCGCTCTGCGGACTGCGGCGAAAGCCAAGGGCTCCTATGCGTTCAAGGTGGAGTTTAACGACAAGCCGGCATCCGGAGCCTCCCCGAAGAACTCCACGCGCATGTTCACCGCCCTGGTGATGAGCGCGTCCGAGCAGCTCGATGATGCCAACGGCGTGCTCAAGCTGAACTCCACGCTGGAGATCAACTCCAACGTCGTCGTCACCCACGCCTCGGCGACCTGATGAGCCCGGACCTCGCATTGCAGAAGGCCTTGCTGGCACGCCTCGCCACCAGCGCGGATGTGACCGCGCTGGTGGCGGCGGCCGACATGGTGGACGGGCAAGCGCTCCCCCAGCGCTTTCCCTCGATCCTGTTCGGCGAGGGCCAAGTTCTGCGCGAGGCTCTTTCCTTCACGGGGAACCACCGGCGCATCTTCGCCACGCTCCACGTGTGGACCAAGAGCATGCCGGCGGCCCGCGCCATCGCGGGCGCGATGACTGCGGCCGTAGAGCACCATCCCCTCGGCCTTGAGGGCGGCCATCGGGCCGTCTCCACAGTCGTGCGCGAAGCCCGGTTCCTGCGCGATCCGGACGGGGAGACGGCGCACGGCATCGTCACAGTCGATTGCCTTGTGGAGGTCGCGCCGTGAGAGCCGGAAGCCTTGACCGCTCCATCTCGATTCAGCGCGCGACCGAGATCCGCGATGACCTCGGCGTCATCACCAGCACGTGGGCAACGGTGGCTGTGGTTCGCGCTTCCCTGATCCAGGCGAGCACCAACGAATTTCTCCAGGGCGCCGGGCTCCAGGGTGAGACGGCGGCAGTCTTCCGCCTGCGGTATCTCGACGGTGTGACTGTGCGCGACCGGGTGCTCTATGCCGGAGTCGCCCACGACATCAAGGAAGTAAAGGAGATGGGCCGGCGGCAGGGCCTTGAGCTGCGAACCGTGGCGAGGGGCCAATGAGAGGCGTCAAGGCGGAAATCCCGCCTGCCGACGAACCGCCGCCCGATGGCGTTCCCGCGCCGCCGGACTGGCTGTCGGACGACGCGCGGGCGGAATGGCTGCGCGTGCTCCCCATGCTGCTCAATGAGCGGCGCACGCTCTCGCTCTCCGACCTTCCCATCTTCACCAATTAC